AAATATTGTAAAACTATCAAATGGTGAAAATCTCATTTGTGATGTGATTAGTGAGACAGATAAACACATAGAAATAGAATCACCACTCAAGATGGAAACAATATCTAGAGTGACAAAAACTGGTGTTGTCGAATCACTTAGTTTAGGTAAATGGATGCAACCATTTAGTGACCAAAAGACTATCAGTTTAAATAAAAATCTCGTCATAATAAACCTACCTGTCACGATAGGTCTAGAAAAGTATTACGAGTATGTATTAAAAAAGATGGACTTAGGTGACGGCCCATCTGAAGAGGAACTCAAAGCAATTGAGGAAGAAGAAAAACAAGATCTGAAAGATCAAGTGTTAGAATATATCAAAGATGGTTACACCATACATTAATCTCTATATACATCAAAGATGATTATACACATAAGTATATAACTTGTCAATACCAAAAAAGGTCTTGACATGAATTAATTTATATGATAGATTGGTTCTAATAACTATTTTATGTAAAGGATTATCATGGCTAGAACTAAAAAGAAAAGTGTGCATTATGTAGATAACGCAAAATTTCTTGAAGCAATGAAAGAATGGAAAGACCAGTGTAAAGACGCAGAAGAAGCTGGTGATGAAAAACCAAGAATATCAAACTATATAGGTGAATGTTTTCTCAAGATTGCAAACGGACTCTCCTATAGACCAAACTTCATAAACTATTCATATCGACAAGAGATGATATCAGATGGTATAGAAAACTGTCTGCAATATGTACACAACTTTAATCCAGAAAAATCCAAAAATCCTTTTTCATATTTCACACAAATAATATATTTTGCTTTCATTCGTAGAATACAAAAAGAAAAGAAACAAGCACACATAAAAAATAAGATGATAGAAAAAAGATCATATGACACATTTACAGTTATGGAGGGTGATGATACGCAATATCAAGTAAGAGGATTTGACCCAGACTTGATGTTACCAGATGAGGATGTATATAAACCTAAAAAGAAAGAAACTACACAAAAAATAAATGGGTTAGAGAACTTTATGGAGTTAGATGATTGAAGATAGCCCTACTTACCGATACGCACTTTGGTGCAAGAAACGACAATCTAAACTTTAATGATTATTTCTATCAGTTCTATGAGGGAGTGTTCTTTCCATATTTACAACAAAATAATATCAAACACTGTATTCATCTTGGTGATTTGATGGATAGAAGAAAATATGTATCATATAGAATACTTAAAGATTTTAGAGAAAGGTTTATACAACCATTCTTACATTTAGAGATAGACTTACACATACTCGTTGGTAATCATGACATATATTTTAGAAATACAAATGATGTAAACTCTCTCAATGAGTTACTAGGTGCGAAGTATAAAAACATTCACATATATCCAGAGGCTCAAGAAATAGACTTTGGTGGGTTTCCAATACTGATGATGCCTTGGATAAATCCACAGAATGAGATATATTCATTTGGTATGATGGATGAAACTAAAGCAGACACAATGGTAAGTCACTTAGAGGTGGTTGGATTTGAGATGCATGGTGGTCACTTTTCTGAGTCTGGTTTTGATAAATCCCAGTTCAAAAAGTTTGATACGATATTCTCTGGACACTATCATAAGAAGTCAGATGATGGTCAGATATATTATCTGGGAACACCATATCAAATGACATGGAGTGATTACAACTGTCCAAAAGGTTTTCATGTGTTTGATACAGAAACAAGAGAACTAACACGAATAGTAAATCCACAAAAGATATTTGAAAAGATATACTATGATGACACTCAAGAAAACTATGACACTCATGATGTTAACCAATACAGAAACAAATATATAAAACTTATAGTGGTAAACAAAAATGATTTGTATAAGTTTGATAAATTTACAGACAGATTATTCAAGGCTGATTGTCATGAGGTAAAAATCATAGAGGATTTTACAGATCTAGATGCAAATACAGTGTCAGATGATATTGTAGAGAACTCACAAGATACTATGACATTATTAGGAAAATATATAGATGACTTAGATGTCAACTTAGACAAAACTAAATTAAAAGGTGATATATCAAAACTATATCATGAGGCACAAGACTTAGAACTATGAAAACATATATTCATGTCAATCAACATAAAATTCGTGCAAACAAAAAACACGGAACTAACGAACCAGTGATAACAGTAAAACAAGGTAAGAAAAATACTTACTGTCATTCAGTAGAAGTGATGGGGCCATCAGTAGTTCGTTATGGTGGAAATGAAAAACCAATACTATCTTGTGGTGCAAGAGTTGTTATTGAAACTGAAAGTGAAGTGAGAATAAATGATTGAACATTTACATGGATTGCCAGTCCAACGTGAACACACATCATTTAGATTAACTGATGATGAATTAAGTGCGACTACAAATAATGAATATTTCACCATGATTAATCATATAACAAAGACAAGTTTTTTACTAAAAGATTCTAGGTTAAGTCGTGTAAAAACTTTTTTAGATGAACGTATGAAAAATTACATCGAAAATGTTGTTGAATTAGATGATAAGTTTGTGATGACACAAAGTTGGTCAACTTTGACAAAAAGAGGTGAATCACACCATATACACAATCATTCAAATACTATATTTAGTTTGGTGTTTTATGTTAGTTCTGAGGGTGAAAAAAGTGGTAATTTCGTATTTGATTTTCAGCCAAGTAGGTTGAGGGAGAGGTGGGATTTTTCATTCAAGGTAAAAAGATATAATACTTTCAATTCGTCCACTTGGGAATATGTGGTTAATACTGGTGATTTGATAATATTTCCAGCATGGATGCATCACTATACTAAAGAAAATATCACTAATAAAGATAGAATAGTTATAGGCGCTAACTATTTTATTCATGGTGTGACAGGATCAACAAAGGGAGTTGATAAAATTGGAATAAAAGTGGGAGATCTTGAAGATGATTAAACAATGGTTGAGTGTCTTAGGTGTTAGAAAACATCCAGAGGACGAAACAGTAGATACTAAAGTAAACATACACACACTATACAAACATAGATGGGTGTGGTATCATTTGATATTGTGTATACAGATGATACTTACTAATATACTACTCATTGGAATATTGATAACACTCGCAGTAAAATTATGATAATATTTAAATATGCAAGGTGGAAGAACTTTCTGTCCACTGGTAATACATTCACAGAGATACAACTAGATAGAAGTCCTACGACACTTATCATAGGTGAGAACGGAGCTGGTAAGTCTACAATACTAGATGTTCTCTGTTTTGGTTTGTTTGGTAAACCATTTAGAAGTATCAACAAAAATCAACTGGTCAACTCTATCAACAACTCATCAACCATGATAGAGATTGAGTTCTCTATCGGAACAAGAGATTACAAAGTCATTCGTGGTATCAAACCAAACAAGTTTGAAATATATCAAAATGGTAAGATGATGAACCAAGAAGCAAATGTCAGAGATTACCAGAGAATACTAGAACAACAAATACTCAAACTCAACTATAGGTCGTTCACACAGGTCGTGATACTTGGTAGTTCGACATTTGTACCTTTCATGCAACTCAAGGCCACACATAGACGAGAGGTCGTGGAGGAGATACTTGATATCAAGATATTCTCTGTGATGAACTTACTTGCAAGACAACAACTCAAAAGTCTATCTGATGAAATCCGTGAGGTAGATTATGAGTATGACATCACATCTGAGAAAATAGAACTACAAGAAAACTTTATTGAGGATATCAAGAAAAATAAAGATAGTATCATAGAGGAAAAACAAAACACAATAACTAAGAATGATGAACAGATATCTGAAAGAAACATATCGAAGATGGGTTTCGAAACAGAGGTTGAGTTATTGTTAGAGGAGATGTCTGATGAGAAATCTACGATAGACAAACGAGATAAGCTCAAAGATATGCAGTTCTCTATCAAAGATAAACACCATCGTGGGTCAACACTTATAAAGTTCTTTGAGGATAATGATGATTGTCCTACTTGTGAACAACACATAGATGAAGAGTTCAAAAGAAAAAGCATAGAAACAAAAAGTGTAGAGGTCGAGGAACTATCTAAAGGTTTACAAAAGATGTCAGATGAAATGACAAAGATTGAAACCAAGATAAAAGAGTTTACTACAAAATCTAAACAGATACAAAGACATCGTGTTGAGATTGGAAAACTTGCAAGTAGTATTACTGAACTACAAAAGTTCAATGATAAGTTGCAGTGGGATATCGAAGCACTAGAGAAGGGTAGTGTTGGTGACGTAGACACAGAGAAACTAAAAAATCTCAGAGATACGTTTGCAAAGATAGATGACCAGAGAAAAGGTCTGAAAGAAGAGAAAACTTACATAGATGCGATTAGGTCGATACTACAGGACACAGGTATCAAGACCAAGATTATCAAACAGTATCTACCGATAATGAACAAACTGATAAATAAGTATTTGACATCTATGGAGTTCTACGTCAACTTCACACTCAATGAAAACTTTGAGGAAACTATCAAGTCAAGATTTCGTGATGAGTTTACTTACTCATCATTTAGTGAGGGTGAGAAGATGCGTATTGACCTTGCATTACTTTTCACATGGAGAGCCATTGCAAAGATGAAAAACTCTGCGAATACAAATCTATTGATACTTGATGAGATATTCGATAGTTCACTAGACGGAACAGGAACAGACGAGTTTCTAAAAATACTTAACACACTAGGTGGTGAGAATGTATTTGTTATTAGTCATAAACAAGATGCACTTGCAGATAAGTTTAGACAAACCATTCGATTTGTAAAAGAAAAGAATTTTAGTCATATAGCACAATGATAGAAACATTAGTCATAATTTGGATAGTAGAGATAGTTCTTACAACTGTAGAGGTCGTGAGTGGGTAAGAGAAGTGAGTATGTTAGAAAGGAAAGAGATTTTTATCCAACACCTTTTGATGCATATAAACCTTTGATAGAGCATCTACCAAAAGAACAATTTGGGTTTGCAGAACCTTGTGCTGGTGATGGGACACTCATAAAACATATAGAAAATTCTACAAATGGGTGGTGTTCTTGGGCCAGTGATATAGAACCACAGACTGAGATTGCACAAAGTAGTGTAATACTAACCAGACATTTCAGAGAGATTACAATAACAGATTTACATGAAGCAGATTACATAATCACAAATCCGCCATGGGACAGAAAAATACTGCATGATATGATAGATTATTTCACTGCGTGTAGACCGACTTGGCTACTGTTTGATGCAGATTGGATGCATACTAAACAAAGCATTCCCTTTTTACCTATACTAAAAAAGATAGTAAGTGTGGGTAGAATAAAGTGGATACCAGACACCAAATCTACAGGTAAAGATAATTGTTGTTGGTATCTTTTCGATAGAAAGAAAAATAGTAAAATACATTTTTTTGGAAAAAAGGGTTGACATTCGAATCAATTTCCTGTACTCTATAAGTAGAGTTAATAGAGAGTGATTCGAAAATGACACAAACATTTACAAAAGACAACACAGTTCTTGCAAAACTGTTCGCAGAAGAAGATATTCATGTTGTTCATCGACAAGCACACACTGCTTCATTTGATGTCAAGAAACGTGAGTTGGTTCTTCCAATACTAAAATTCATGTCTAAAGATATTCAAGACCTTATGACACTTCATGAGGTTGGTCATGCATTTTGGACTACAGTAGATATGATGCGAGAAACAAGTGAGAGAAAGATACATCACTCTATTGTGAATATCCTAGAAGATGTTCGAATAGAAAAGATGATACAAGAAAAATACAAGGGTTCTAAGATTATCTTCAAAAGAGGTTATCAAGAGTTAATCAAGAATAACTTCTTTGAAACTAAAGGTAAAGATATCAACTCTTACAATCTTATTGATAGAATAAACCTACATTTCAAACATCACGAAAATGTTGAGTTCTCTGATGATGAAATGGTATGGGTCAAGAAGGCTGATGCAACAGAAACTTGTGGAGATGTTTTAAATCTTGCAGAAGAGTTACACACTTTCATGAAAGAACAACAAGAGTCACAAGAGTCAATGACCGATATGAACGCTATGTCTACATCAAGTGGTGAGTCTGGTGAAGGTGAGTCTGGTGAAGGTATGGAAGGTTTTGGTGAGGACTCTGGTGAACAAGAAATGAAAGAGATTTTACAAGACCCTTTCACTTCTGAAACAGAAACAGAAGAGTCTGGTGGGTCTGAGTCTGGTGAGTCTGAGTCAGAGGGCTCAGATAGTTCTGAGTCTACCGATGGTGAGTCTGATGATGGTTCAGAAGAAAAGTCAAGTGGTTCTGATGGTGAGGAAACTGAAGATACCACTGATGAGAAAACTACCACTTCAGATGTTACAAACTCTATCGAAAGAGAAGGTGGTTCTGGTGGTAATGCTCCAGAGATTAGAGGTCTTACTGATGATGCGAGTTATAACTCAACTCAGAAAATGAGAGATAAAGAGGTTTCTGAAATTCAGTATGCAAGTATTCCTAAGATTGATTTAGATACAGTGATTGTTGACTATCAAACTGTTTCAAAAGTTTTCAACAAGGCATACTCAAAACCAAGTGGTAACTCTGAACAGAGATACATTGACTCAAATCTAGAAGAGTTGAATACTCACTTCAAAGATAACAAGAAAATTATCTCTTACATGGTAAAAGAATTTGAGATGAAGAAAGCCGCAGATCAATATGCAAGGGCATCAATTTCAAAAACTGGAACTTTGGATATGGGTCGGTTACACACTTACAAGTTCAATGACGACCTATTCAGAAAAGTAACCACATTGCCTGGTGCAACAAATCATGGGTTCGTACTTTTCCTAGATTGGTCTGGTTCAATGGGATGGAATTTGACAAACACACTCAAGCAGTTGTTCAACATTGTGCATTTCTGCAACAGAGTGAAGATACCTTTTGATGTCTATGCATTTTCAACTGAGTGGGAGCAGGAGTACTACTCTGATAAATTGCCTGAAGTTCAAAAGTTTAAAGTTGGTGATTTGAAAATCAACCCAGCTATGAGATTGTTAAATATGCTATCAAGTAACATGACTAAAAACGAACAGAATAAAATGATGCACAATCTTCTAATGTTCTCAAACTCTATGGTTCGATATAGAGATTGGTCAAAGTATGGATATCCAATACATCCAGCAAGATGCACTCGACTTGGTGGCACTCCACTGAATGATGCGATTGTGTGTGCGATGGACATAGTTCCACAGTTCAGAACAAAAACTGGTGTTCAGAAAGTTCACTCAATATTTCTTACTGATGGTGATAGTATGAACATTAGTTCTAAGTTTGACATAGTAAGAAAAGGTGGTTCTCTACACACTCCAGAGTATGGTGAAGGTATCGCTGGGTTCTCAAGTTATGGTAATGCAGTTTACACTGACCCTGTTACAAACAATCGACTTACTTGCATAGATGAAGATCCAAGAAATTGGAGAAGGAATGACCAAACTGTCGCACTACTCAAGATACTCAAGAAAAGAGTCGAGGGTATGAACGTGGTTGGTTTCTTCATTGCAAACTCAACTAGAGGTGGTCAACTACCAAAAGATATTATTGAGAGTAAGTTCAATATCAATAAGTTTTCAAATTGGGTAAAGTTCAAATCAATACTAGATGAGGTTAAAAAGACTAATGTTGCAGTTTGCAAAACTGAGGGATATGACGAGTTCTACATAGTGCCTGGTCAAGTTCAAGAGACTACTGACGAGATAGAAGTAGATAGAGGTGCAAACAAGTCTGCACTCAAGAGAGCTTTCATGAAGTCTGCGAATAACAGAATGAAAGCAAAACCGCTACTAAACAAATTTATTTCAATGGTTGCATAATTTACTTGACTTTTGAAACGAATCAGTGTAGCATATATGTATAGTGAGAATTTAATTAGAGAGGTTATATTATGATTTTTTCACCACAGAAACAAAAGTTTATTGACGCAGCCACCGATATGTTTGGTGGTGGTGCAGTTCTGAGTAAACAAAATGTTCGTGATGCATCTGCGAAAGCAGGTGTTCCAAAAGCTGGTTGGTTTATGAAATCCTACAAAGTGGGTTACAATCAGTTCAAACTTCCGTCTGAGTCACAAGGTGTGGTTCAGACCAATGTAGTATCTGAACCAGAAGTTCAGACTACAGTAAACTTAGTGGCAACAAATATGGAATCACAAAATTTAGTTCCAAGTCCATTTGAGGGTTTTGTGCCTTGGGGTCATCACTCGACAATCAAACAGATTGTAAAGTCTGGTTTGTTCTATCCTGTATTTGTTACAGGTTTGTCTGGTAATGGTAAAACTCTGATGATCGAACAGATTCATGCAGAGATGAAAAAAGAACTCATTCGTGTAAACATCACTATCGAAACTGATGAAGATGATTTACTTGGTGGTTTTCGACTCGTTAGTGGAGAAACCAAGTTCGTTCCTGGCCCTGTCATCGAAGCGATGGAAAGAGGATGCACTCTACTACTTGACGAGTGTGACTTGGGTTCAAACAAGTTGATGGCGTTACAGCCAGTTCTTGAGGGTAAAGGTGTTTACCTCAAAAAAGTAAACAAGTGGGTCACTCCTAAGAATGGTTTTAATGTGATGGCAACTGCAAACACAAAAGGTAAAGGTTCAGATGATGGACGATTTATCGGTACTAACATTCTAAACGAAGCGTTCCTAGAGAGGTTCGCAATCACAATCGAACAACCATATGCGACAACTGCTGTCGAGAAAAAGATTGTTCTAGGTTCTATGACAAAATATGGTAAAGTCGATGAGGACTTTGCAACTAACCTAGTCACTTGGGCAGAGGTCATTAGAAAGACTTTCTATGATGGTGGTATTGACGAGTTGATATCAACTAGACGACTAGACCACATAGTCAAAGCATTCGCAATCTTTGGTGACAAACTAAAGGCGATTGACCTATGTATCGCAAGGTTCGATGACGAAACAAAAGAGTCTTTCAAAGACTTGTATACAAAAGTTGATGCTGGGGTTGACCTAAACGAAGTTGAGGAAAATCCCTACTAATCAAAAAAAATTATGTGAGACTTGAATCTTAGGGGTTCAAGTCTTATATATAATAGTGATGATGCCAAAAAGGGTCATCCTAATATAATTAAATCTTGCTTAATAAAGGAGATATAAAATGACAAATTTAAGCACACTTAGAAATGCGATTCAGCAATTCGACACAAACTTATTCACACCTTATGCAGTTGGCTTTGATCGGACGTTTGACCGACTATTTGATTATGCAACCCATCAAGCAACTTCAACAGGTTTCCCCCCATACAATATCGTAAAGGATGGTGACTATAACTATACTATTGAAATGGCACTTGCTGGGTATTCTAAAAAGGATATCGAAGTGGAAGTAGCCGAAGGTGTACTCACTGTAAAATCTATCAAAGACGTTACCGATGGTGACGAGGGTAAAATTTATAGTGGTATCGCAAATAGACAGTTCACACGAAAGTTTACCATATCTGATGATGTCGTTGTGAAAGATGGTGAGTTGAAGGATGGTATGCTTCGTATCACACTTGAAAGAGTAATCCCAGAGGAGAAAAAACCTCGCATGATTGATATCAAGTAATTTTACATTTTTAGAAAAGGGGTCTTGACAACAGACCCCTTTTTATGTTACATTGGTTCTTATAAGTATAAGAACGATTCGTTTTTGAAGGAGAACTATTTTATGGTAGAAGTTACGCACAAAGATAAAACTGAAGAAGAATCAAAGGTTATTGAAGAAGTTAGAAAAACTGGAAAACAATGGATGGGCGAAACATCAATGGATGAGGTTGAAAAACCAGAACCAGAAGGTGAGAGAGTTAATCTAAAAATCAATCAAATACCAGCAATCACATTCTTAGAGGGTAACCTACCCAAAGCCATGTTAGATGAACTCAATGCACACGTTGATGAACACAGAGAAAAAATGGCAGATTACTCTGGTAATCTAGTTGGTCAAATCAAACAAACTGAAAAGTCACAACAACTATCTCTGGATAGAGAACACCCAACAGTACAAGGTCTTATGAACTTATTGGGAAGTGCTGGTCGTGCATTTCTAAAAACATATGCTGGTCAGATACCGATGGAAGGTGGTGCAGATGCTTTTGATAAAGCACCTGTAGATTGTTTCTCTATGTGGACAGTTCATAGTTATGAAGGTGACTACAATCCACTGCATGATCACGATGTTTCCTATGACCAGAAATGCATGGCATTCTCAATAATACTTTATTGTATGGTGCCTCCACAGATTGCAAAGTTAGGAGATAGTAAACAACTACACTCTAATGGTGGTGCAACTGATGGTTGTACATATTTCTGTTGGGGAACAAATACTGGTGCAGACCATTTAGTTCTCAAACCAAAAACAGATAGGTATGTAGTTCCAAAAGAAGGTAAGTTTCTAATATTCCCATCTTGGTTAAATCACAGTGTTGCACCATTCTATGGGCCAGGTGAAAGAAGAACACTATCTGCAAACTTTAGAGTGCCATTCGGTGCATCTGCGAAAGATGAAAGTAGTGGAGATTTACATTTCAAAAATATGTTTGAAAGAGATAAAGAACCAGAGGTAACTGCTGACACGCCCATGAGTGACATACTGTAATATCATGGAGTCAAATTATCAAGTAACAACACAAATGCGAAACAAATTCGCAATGCATATGTTTCATGTAAAACTACCTATGGATTTTGTTGATAAGATAAATGCATATATTGATAACACACTTATACCACTAGACGATAATTATGGTAAAGTAAAAGGTAATGCAGAACTAGAACATAGTTACTCAAAAGGTCTTGTTGGACAGATACGTCAAAATGAAAAATCTGCACAATTAGATTGTAAAGTATTAGAAGATACTGAGGATGCAAAACTTTTGAAGTCTACTCTTGATGCAACCTCTCAAGAATATTTACGTCAGATTGGTCATGGAGATAGTGTTCCAGATGTATTCGAAGCATGGACAGTTCATAGTTTTGCTGGTGACTATAATCCACTACACGATCATGGTGTAATGTCGCCTGGTGGTTTATCTATGATTTTATATCTACAAGTTCCAGAGTGCATATCATCACTACCAGACCCAGACGATAAGGGTGGAAGTATTTGGTTCAATGATAGTAGTGGTGATGTTGATGGTTTTACATATTTTATCTGGGCTCAGAGAAATCAAGATATGTTGAGAAAGTTATATCCAGTAGGTGAAGAATATTTCAAACCTAAAGTTGGTAGTCTTTTAATATTCCCTAATTGGTTGAAACACGCAGTGATGCCGTTTTATGGTGAGGGTGAAAGAAGAACTTTGGCTGCAAACGCAAATATAATTTCACCAGAGTTATTTGATTGGAAGAATGCAACTGATGAAGATAGAGCAAAGATACTGAACACTTTCAGAGGAAGTAGAGTTCGTAATGGTGGAGGTGGAGGAGGTCTTGGTGCAAAGACAAAAGATTGATTACAAATATAATGAAGACAATATCCTAATAGAATTACAAGAATACATAGACAAAACTTACGACCAACATTATAGTCATAAGAACTTTCAGGCAACTGAGTTTGTGATTGATAGTGGACATGGTGAGGGTTTTTGTATTGGTAACATAATGAAGTATGCACAACGATATGGAAAAAAGAATGGTAAGGACAGAAAAGACTTGCTAAAAGTAATTCATTATGGTATTATGGCGTTATACAACCACGATCTTGATAATGGTGATAAAGAGTTAGAAGATCTTGGTATAGAATATGAAGATGGGTGTTAGAAAAGGAGTATATTATGAAACTAAGTGAACACACAATATCGGTTCTAAAGAACTATGCAAATATAAATCAAAACCTAGTTGTCAAAGAGGGTAATGAGTTACTCACTATGTCATCTATGAAAAACATAGTTGCAAAGGCAACTGTCGCAGAAAGTTTTCCTAGAGAACTTGCAATCTATGACTTGAATGAGTTCCTTGCAGCTCTATCATTATTCAAAAGTCCTGTCTTAGATTTTGATGATCAGTTCGTCACAATCAAAGAAGAAAACAATCCTACTAATTCTTTGAAGTATTTTTACTCTGACCCATCTGTGGTGCAGACACCATCAAAGACAATCACTATGCCGTCAGAGGAAGTTACCTTTGAGTTAAGTAATAGTGACTTATCTAAAATGAAGAAAGCATCAGCAGTTATCGGTGCTCCAGATATGACACTTGAAAGACTCAATGGTAGTTCATCTCTTGTTGCAAAAGATAAAAAGAATGATACTGCAAATAACTATTCATTAGACGTAAATACTAATGGTGATGGTGAGTTTAAGTTTTTCTTCAAAGTCGAAAATCTAAAACTTATGGATGGTTCTTATGATGTTGCGATATCATCAAAGAATATTAGTCATTTTAAAAACAAAAGTTCTGATGTAGAATACTGGATTGCACTTGAACCAGAGTCAACATACTCTGCATGACGGAAACTTTTATATACGAAACTATGTTGAGTGATGTATCACTCTGTGATGCGTTGATTGATTATCATAATAACAATCTAGAATATAAAGCTAGAGGACAAACTGGTTCTGGTGTAAGTAATGCAAAGATATCAACTGATGTTTTTGTTCATGCTGGAATACAAAATCCTATAGTCTTTATGTATGTAAAAGAACTATTTGATGCAGTCAATAAATATTTTGACAAATATAACTTGAGTGATATGCTTACAGTTACGATAAAAGAAACTTGGAACATTCAACACTACAAACCAAATGAGGGGTTTTTTGGTTGGCACTGTGAAAGAAGTGCGTATCAGTCAGATCAGAGAGCGTTAGTGTTTATGACATATCTCAACGATGTGAGTGATGGTGGTGAAACAGAATTTTTTCATCAAAAGTTAAAAGTGAAACCAGTAAAAGGTAAAACAGTGATATGGCCAACAGACTTTACACATTTGCATAGAGGCGTAACATCACCTACTGAAGACAAGTACATTGCTACGGGATGGTTCAATTTTTTAGATGCGATGGATGTTCACAAAATGAATATGGATAAAGTCAAGTCTTGATAATTATTAAGGAATTATATTATGGAAACTTTTTTATGGGTCGAGAAGTATCGACCAAGAAGTATTAGTGAGTGTATTTTACCAGAAGAACTAAAAAATACATTCTCTGAATTTATAAAAGACAAACACATACCCAATCTCATCTTATGTGGTTCTGCTGGTGTTGGTAAAACAACAGTTGCAAAAGCCATGTTAGATGAGATAGGTGCAACATCTATGATGATAAATGGTTCTGAGGAGTCTGGTATTGATGTCCTAAGAACTAAGATTAAAAACTTTGCATCTACTGTATCTCTTGAGGGTGGTAGAAAGTATATCATACTTGATGAGGCAGACTATCTAAATCCACAATCAACTCAACCAGCCTTGCGTGGTTTCATGGAAGAGTTTCATAAGAACTGTGGATTTATTCTTACTTGCAACTTCAAGAATAGATTGATAGACCCATTACACTCTCGTTGTAGTGTGGTAGACTTTGTAATACCGAATAGTCAGAAACCAACACTTGCAAAGAATTTCTTTGGTAGAGTGCAAAGTATTCTTAAGGATGAAAGTATAGAGTTTGACCAAAGAGTGGTTGCAGAACTTATCAACAAACACTTTCCAGATTGGAGAAGAACACTTAACGAACTACAGAGATACTCTGCATCTGGTAAGATAGATGCTGGTATTCTGGTAAACTTATCAGAGGTAAATATAAATGAACTTATCAAATCACTCAAGAACAAAGAGTTTACAAATGTTAGGAAGTGGATTGTGGAAAATCTTGACAACGATCCTGTTCGTATTTTTCGCCGTCTATATGATAATCTTTATGATAATATCGACCATAGCACTATACCTCATGCTGTGGTTACTCTTGCAGATTACCAATATAAGTCTGCCTTTGTAGCAGATCAAGAGATAAACTTACTTGCGTGTTTATCAGAGATAATGGCTCAGTGTAAATTTAAATAAGGGGAGTTGGATATGCAAGAACAATATGATTGGTGGCCATTTGAAACCCCAATAATAGATAAAAAATTAATTCAGATGTTTAATAAAACCATATTAGAGAATTATCATGATACTGAGGATGCAGTGCATGGTGCAACAGATAATGATGGTAATTATTTAAAGAATATAAAACCTAAAAATATTATTTTAAAACATATACCAGATCCTTATAGTGAAATACTTAGTATGGCATTCAATGTTTGTCACTATAAATTTGGTTTCAATACTTTTCCACAAAATGTTTGGGATGAATTATTATATAATGTTTATTCTAGTGACATTAAAGGTAGATATGGTGAACATCATGATGGATCTAGACTTCTGTCACACGATATAAAAATGACATTTTTACTAAATTTATCAGAAGAACCATATGAAGGTGGTGATTTTATCATTGATAAAAAACCTCAACATTTTTTTAGAGAGCCTGGGACTGCTATTTTGTTTAAATCGTACATAAAACACGAAGTCACACCTGTTACTAGAGGTGAGAGAAAATCATTGACGTATTTCATATGTGGGCCTAAGTTTCAATGACATATGAACTGAAAGATTATCTCAAGGCGATAAACAAAACAAAAGAAAAACTCATGGACACCGATGATACGATGTGGGAGAAAAAGTATCCACCATTCATTGTAAATAAATGTGTTGCACCATTTCCAGATACAATCCATCTGGTAAATGAGTTGAATATGCATCACCATCTAGAATCTAAACTACAGTTCGATTTTTTACTAAATAGTCTGAGGTCAAGAGATAGATTTACTCCTTGGCTAAAGGCGAAGAAAATAAAAAACATAGAGTATATTAAAGAGTATTATGGGTATGGTAATGAGAAAGCAAAAGCAGCTCTTGATGTACTTAATGATGAACAGATTAAGACTATCAAAGATAGTTTGAGTAAGGGTGGTAACGATGGAAAGTAAAGTTTGGACACAAGAGCAGATGTTAGAAGTTGGTTTGAAAGAACCAGATGATTTTCTAAAGGTTCGTGAAACACTATCTCGCATAGGTGTTGCATCAAGAAAAGAAAGAAAACTCTATCAGAGTTGTCACATTCTCCACAAACAAGGCAGATATTATATCGTGCATTTCAAGGAATTGTTCGCACTAGATGGGAAAGAAACAAACTTATCTGAGAACGATATTGCAAGAAGAAACTCTATTGCAAAGTTATTAAAAGACTGGGACTTAGTTGATATCAAAGGAAACGCAGACGTTGTTGCACCTTTGAGTCAGATCAAGATAATCTCATACAAGGAGAAGGATGAGTGGATACTTGAAACTAAGTATAACATTGGAAAGAAGAGGGAAACATGATGAGAAAGAAAATGATTGACGCTATCAAAGAGCATGCTAGAGGTCATATCGAAAAACATAAGATGAATGTTGAGGTGTACTTAACTAATCCTGTAGGAGTTGGTGAACACCCAGACATAATTGAAGCAGTTGAAAAAGAATTAGATTTGATTGCACAATATGATGATCAGTTAGAAATGATGAACAAGTATTTCTCAGATGGAGATGATACAAAGTTACTAAAGGAGTAAACGTGGTAACAGTAGTAGTGAAAAGTGGAAATGTAGATAGAGCCATGAGGACACTCAAAAAGAAACTACAAAAAGAGGGATTACTCAAAGAACTCAAACAAAGACAATTTTTTGAAAAATCATCTGCGAAGAAAGCTCGTAAGAAAGCAGAGGGTATCAAAAGATATCAAAGAAATCTCAAGAAGAAACAAGAAAGACTTGGGTATTGACAAATAGTACGAATCGTGATATATTTACTTTATGAAATTTTATACAAATGTTACTCGCTGGGGTAATAACCTACTAATCAGAGAATATGTAAACGGACAAAGACTTAATCGTAGGGTTAAGTATTCTCCTACACTTTACATGAGAGTTGCAAAACCAACAGAGTATAAAACTCTTGATGGTAATTTTGTGACTCCAGTTTCACATGAAACAATGAAAGAGGCAAGTGATTGGATTGACAACTATAAGAACCAATCACATCTAGTCTTTGGTAATACACAGTATGCATATTCTTACATTGCAGACCAATATCCAAATCGAGTAGATTGGGATATAGAGAAACTTCTCATAGTGACTATCGACATTGAAGTTGCGTGTGAGAATGGTTTTCCTAATCCAGAAGCTGCAATAGAACCATTACTATCAATTACAATCAAGAATCATCAGACAAAAGAAATAGTTGTCTGGGGTATAGGTGACTTCCAAACAAAACGTGATGATATAAAATATGTCAAGTGTGAAAGTGAACGTCATCTGATACAAGACTTTCTTGCGTTCTGGGATTATAATCAACCAGATATTATTACAGGTTGGAATACAGAGTTCTTTGATATTCCCTATCTATGTAATCGTATCATCAATCTTTGTGGTGAAGATGAGGTCAAAAGACTATCGCCTTGGAAAAGTGTAAACAGTAGAAGTATTTTTAAGATGGGTCGAACACATCAAGTATATGATATACAAGGTGTTTCGCATCTTGACTACTTTGATCTATATCGTAAGTTCACCTACACTGCACAAGAGTCATATCGACTTGACCACATTGCATATGTCGAGTTGGGTGAACGTAAAGATGACAATCCTTATGAAACATTTCGTGATTGGTATACAAATGACTATCAATCATTTATTGAATATAATATTATGGACGTTGAACTTGTCGATAGATTAGAAGACAAGATGAGATTGATTGAACTTCTTCTGACTATGGCCTATGAAGCAAAGGTAAATTACATGGACGTTCTTGGTTCTGTTAAGTATTGGGATATATTGATTTACAATTATCTACGAGAAAAGAATATCATGATACCACAGAAAAACGCATCAAGTAAATCAGAGAAGTTTGAGGGTGCATATGTGAAAGACCCTCAAGTTGGCCAACACAAGTGGGTCATGTCGTTTGACTTGAATAGTTTGTATCCACATCTTATAATGCAGTATAACATATCGCCTGAGACTCTAGTGTCACAAAATAAAGTAAAAGATATGTCTGTAGATAAACTATTGTCTAAAAAAACTGACACATCATTTATGAAGAGTGCGACACTCACACCGAATGGTGCATTGTTCAAAACTAGTAAAAAAGGTTTTCTCCCAGAGATTATGGAGAGTATGTACAATGATCGTGTGAAGTATAAGAAACTCATGTTGCATTCTAAACAGGAGTATGAGAATACCAAAGACCCTAAACTTCTCAAGGATATATCGAAGTATGATAATATACAGATGGCCAAGAAGATATCACTCAACTCTGCTTATGGTGCAATTGGTAATCAATACTTTCGTTACTATGACCTACTTATCGCAGAGGGTATCACTACTGCTGGTCAGTTGTCTATTCGTTGGATTGAGAATAAGGTCAACCAGTATATGAACAAACTACTAGACACAGACAATAAGGATTATGTGATTGCATCTGATACAGATTCAATCTATGTGACATTTGATAAGTTAGTAGAAAAGTTCAATCCTAAAAATCCAGTAAACTTTCTGGATACAATTGCAAAAGAGAAACTAGAACCATTTATTGATAAGTCTTATCAAGAACTAGCTGACTATACAAATGCGTATGACCAGAAGATGCAGATGAAACGAGAAGTGATTGCAGATAAAGGTATCTGGACAGCGAAGAAAAGATATATTCTGAATGCACATGATGTCGAAGGTGTTCGATACAAAGAACCACAACTCAAGATGCTCGGAATTGAGGCTGTCAAGTCAAGTACGCCCGCACCTTGTAGACAGAAGATTAAAGATGCACTTAAAATAATTATGAGTGGTGATGAAAAGATGCTAAATAGTTTTATACAAGAATTTAGGGAAGAGTTTATGGAGTTACCACCAGAGGAGATTGCATACCCAAGATCGTTGAATGGTCTGTCAAAGTTTTCGTCATCAGATAGTCTGTTTGCAAAAGGCTCCCCCATCCATGTCAAAGGCGGTATTCTGTATAATCACTTGGTCAAGAAAAACAAACTAGGACACAAGTATCCTTACATTCAAGAAGGTGATAAGATTAAGTTCCTACATCTCAAGTTGCCAAATATCTATCAATCAAGTGCAATGTCTTTTATAACAAAGTTACCAAAAGAACTTGACTTTCACAAAATAATCGACTATAATGTACAATTCGAAAAAAGTTTTGTAGAACCACTCAAGTTCATTACAGACAAAATACTTTGGAGAATAGACGATAGTTATGGAACACAAGGAACATTGGAGGATTTTTTTACATGAAAACTATATACAAAAAAGAAGATTTACTTTCTATACCAAAGCAAGAACAAGATAAACATAATGATGGATTTCCCATTTTTAAGAGGTGTGAGATATCAATCCAACTGTATTTTGAACTTTTGATTAAAGATAAACATTTACAAGCTAAGATGTTGGAAACTGCTGTAGAAAAGTTTTTTTCAGATCCAGAACAGATAATTGATCCTAATGATAAATGTAATAGAGATGATAAAGGTGATATTAAAAAGAAACAGGGTATCTTAACAACTATATTTAAAAACAGACCTTTACCAGATTTATCACTAATAGTTAAACAAAAGTGGAGACTTCTAAAAGATGGGAGGAGTGAGTGTACAGTGGCCGCAGTAAATGATGGTGGTCACAGAAGTAGGACTATACTAGAGTTTATGTTGGGCAAATTTAAAACTGGTTCTAACACAGTTTTTCACTCTAAAAATGGACAGATCGTAAACATTGGTAATATGACATATAAAGAGATAGAAAAGGAATATCCTTTAGCGATAGAACAGTTGAAAGAATACAAATTAGCTTTGGTCATACAGTGGAATCTTGATGCGAAACAAAGAAAAGAAGATTTTGATAACAGAAACACTGTTACTATTGTGAAAGAACAAGAGGGCAGGAACGCATTTGATGATAACTTGATAGCTGATGCAGTTCGTAATACCACCAGAAAAGTTGATGGTGAAATTGAACCAAACCCAGTGCATAACTTGTATAAAAACAATATTTTTACTTTTCCAAATTCTAGGATGGTATACGATGAGATAGTTGCCAAAATCATGAAAATGATTTCTGAATCAGATGAGAAAGGTGCAAAAGTGGATCTATCACAGGGTGCCTTAGATGAGTTTTATTTAAAAGGTAGTTATGCTGGAACAGATACTGGCGAGTATGTGGTTCAACCAAAAGTGTTTGAAAAACTCAAGAAGGAAACATACTTTGTCTTAGACTTTTTATACGGAGTTTTGACAAACTGGCCAACAAAAATTTATCCAGTAGAACAACACGTTGTACACGCACTTTTGAGATGGTATTTCCAATACAAAAAAGATATACAGAATAAACATATGACATTGATATATGATAAAAAGTTAGTAATAGATTATAAGGTCTTTGCCAAAAAATTTGCATTAGAAGTAATGAAAAAAAATGTAGATGATAAATCAGTTGATGTATGGACAACAGGTGAGAAAAAACAAAGAGAAAAAGGAGATGCTTTCAAGGGTTATCTTGGTCAATTTAATACAGGTGACAAAACACAAAAAAGTATTGATTGGATTATGGAAAGTTTTTATTCAGTGGTGGCATCAGTAGAGGATGAGAAAAAATTTGGTCTGACCCATTTTGACTCAAGACCTGCTTTTAAACAAGATGATATAATTAACAGGTGGTTAGATCTTGGAGAAAAAGATGATTTGGGTAACTCTATTGAAGATGATGACATCGAAGGTGATCATGATATTCCAAGAAGCTGGGGTGTTGTAAGAGGTGGTATCACTTGTCCAGAAACTAACATGAGAATTTTGCACCGAAAGGACAATAACAAAAAATCAAATAAAATGACTTTTAATGAGTTTAAAGAAAGTTTACAAAATGAAACTGAAAAAGCTGCTTGAAAAATACATAGAAGTAAACGTACCAAATAAAAATGTAGCAGTTTTGATGGGAGGTGGTGTCGATGCGATATCTGTGGCTCTGTCTGCACATGATGTTGGTAAGGTAGTCCATGTCTACAGTTTTCATTTAGAGGGTGATGAGTCTTATGATTACCTTAAGGCAAAAGAAATATCACAATATATGGGTTGGAAGTTTATCGGTGTCAATGTTCCTAAAACAAATATTATAGAAGACTGGCATAGACTTGTAAAATTAAAATGCAGAAAGAAGACTCATTTTGAATGTGTGTTTCCATTTTTGTATGTTTATGAGAAGGTAAAACAAAAACACGTTATCACAGGTTGGGGTGCAGATGCTTATTTTGGCCCATCTAAAAAAGCGATGATGCGATATTCTAGTCCAATAAAGTGGGATAATTATACAAGATACTGTAAAGATCATAATCAAACACAATTAACTTTTGATGAATTTCGAAATGCATACTTAGATGGTGACTGTGCTGGTCTGAAAGAACATACAAGACTTGCAGAGTTACACAATAAAAAACATATCACACCATATCTTGACGAAAAAGTTAGAAGTTATCTTATGAAAAAGTCATGGACAGAATTGAATACACCAAGACAGAAAGAAACAATAAGAAAAGCCTTTACAAAACTAAAAAAGTTTGGTAATATAAAACCACATATAAATTTACATCTAGGTAGTGGAGTAGATAAGTTGTTTGAAACATTGCTAAATAATGATGATATAAATTTTAAAGGTAGAAAAAGAATGATGGATATATGTCGAGATTGGTATGAAAAAAATGCAGTATTACCCATATAATTTAAAAGACGTTTACAATGCAGCTGAACAGAATAAGTTTACTGTGATTTCAACTTTTGCTGGGGGTGGTGGTAGTTCAACAGGGTATAAACTTTCTGGTGGAAACATACTCGCAGTAAATGAGTTTATTGATGAGGCCAGAACCACTTATAGAGAAAACTACCCATCAACTCCTATAATACCTGACGATATAAAAGATTTGTCTGGACAAGATATTTTAGATGTTGCTGGTATCGGTGTTGGTGAGTTGGATATATTAGATGGTAGCCCACCTTGTTCTGCATTTAGTGTTGCTGGTAAATTATCACACAGTAGTGATGGAAAACACTCTGATGGTTGGGGTCAAACAAAAAACTATTCTGATGGTAAGATGGTGGAGAACATTGAGGATTTATTCTTTGAGTTCTTGCGTATTGCAAAAGATATCAAACCTAAGATTATTATTGCAGAGAATGTTGCTGGTCTAACAGTAGGTGAGGCCAAAACATATTTTAATAAAATACAAAATACATTTGAAGAAATAGGATATGATGTATCTGCAAAAGTTTTAGATAGTCGATACTTTGGTGTAAGTCAGACACGCACAAGAGTTTTCTTCATAGGTATTAGAAGTGATATAACAGAAAAAGTAGGGTTGACATTTCTAAACATATCTAGTATATTTCCAGTAGAGAGTAAACAATTAGTTCCTCTGGGTCAAGCGTTAGAGGGTTTAGTTTATGATGATGAGGAAGTCAAGATGTTAACAGAGAAGTTTTCTAAAACTGCATATTGGAAAGATACAGGTAGTAAAATGCCAACCAATCCAGATAAAGTTTTGACAGGTGCAGACTATCACTACAAAGGACATCACTTTAATCTAAAAAGAGTATCACTTAAAACACCAGCTCCAACTCTTACTGCGATGGGTAGTAATGATACAACTGCTGGTGCGTTTCATTGGAGTGAACCTAGAAAACTTACAATCGGTGAACTTAAAAGAATACAATCATTACCAGACGATTTTAAACTTACTGGTAAATGGAATCAGAAATCAGAACGTATAGGTAGAATGGTGCCACCATTGTTACTCAAGACACTCGCAGACTCAGTTTATGAAAAAGTTATAAAGGTATACAAAAATGGCTGACTTCACATTCGCACATAGAGAAGAAGGGTTTGACAAACACATAGAACAATCTATTCGTGGTTATTCAGACTTGATACAAGATGTGATATCTTTATCTCGACACTTCATAGAAGACAATACTAACGTAGTTGACATTGGTTGTTCTACTGGAAAGATGACTAAGGCTTTGATTGATTATAATTTAGATCATTGCAATAATACAAAGTATATCGGTCTTGAGATTGCAGAGGGTTTTCAAGGAGATCTGCAAAAAAGAAAAGAAGAGATTAACAAGTATTATAGAAATGTTAGGTTTGAAGATAGTGATGCAAGGTGGTATGAATATGAAGATTGTTCTTTGATAACATCTATATTTACGTTACAGTTCATGCCGAAGTCTGACAGAGAGAAGTTGATAAAAGATATCTATGATGGTCTTATGTGTGGGGGTGCATACATATTTGCAGAGAAAACAATCTGTGAAAATGCGTTGGTTCAAGACATGATAACTTTTAATTACTATGACTACAAAAGAAAATCTTTTAGTGCAGAAGATATCATGGACAAAGAACGAACACTAAGACACATGATGAAACCAAATACATGGAAAGAAATAGAGAAGATGGTTACAGATGCTGGGTTCAGTGTTGTTCAACCATTCTGGAGAAACCACGCATTTGTTGGTGCGTTGGCAGTTAAGTGATGAGGAGATCGAAATACATGGCCAAAGTTGAGAACTTAGAAATGCCTCGTGAAGGTTTAGTAAGACAAGAAATAATAAGTTACGAGGAAGATAGAAAAGGTATGATTACTATAAGAAGAGCAATCAGACATTATTATGAGGATGGTGTGGATTTTATAGATTACACACATTCTGAACCACTAACCAGATGGGGTATAAAAAAATGAACATGGACGAATATGGTAATGAAGTAGAAAAGTTGATATTGACACATGGTAAAACGTATGTCGATAAACGTCTGATGGAAAATACGTTAGGTCTAGTCGGTGAGGCTGGAGAGTTCGCAGAAAAGATAAAGAAACAAATACGAGATGGTAACGAGATAAATCAACTAGAGTTGGTCAAAGAACTAGGTGATGTGTTGTTCTATGTAACTGCACTTGCAAACCATATCGGTTCAGACTTACAGACAGTTGCAACAAACAATATTGCAAAGTTACATGATAGACAGAAAAGAAATAAGTTACAGGGGAGTGGAGATAATAGATGAATGATTTTTTAAAAGATATAATAAAAGAAACTGGTAATGAATATGCATCACTTGTTGCAGATGGAGTAGAGGCTGGTGATACTGATACATTTATCGACACAGGTAGTTATATATTCAATGCGTTACTGAGTGGTAGTATCTATGGTGGATTACCATCTTCAAAAATTACAGCACTAGCAGGGGAGTCCGCCACAGGGAAGACGTATTTTTTATGTGGTATCGTCAAAAACTTTTTAGATGCAAACCCAGATAGTGGTGTAGTATACTTTGAAAGTGAAAGTGCGATTACGAAACAGATGATTATTGATAGAGGTATCGACCCTAATAGAATTGTTATCGTTCCAGTTACCACAGTGCAAGAGTTTCGTACACAATCACTCAAAGTGTTGGATAGATATATGCAACAAGACGTTGATGTTCGTAGACCAATGTTTATGTGTCTTGACTCACTTGGTATGTTGTCTACCACGAAAGAAGTAGAGGATACGGCAGATGGTAAAGAAACAAGAGATATGACTAGAGCACAAGTTCTCAAAGCTGCGTTTCGTGTGTTGACATTGAAACTAGGTAAAGCAAAAGTTCCTATGGTTGTTACCAATCACACTTATGATGTCGTTGGTTCTATGTTCCCAACAAAAGAGATGGGTGGTGGTTCTGGTCTGAAGTATGCAGCTTCATCTATCGTCTATCTGTCTAAGAAAAAAGAAAAAGACGGAACAGAGGTGATTGGTAATATTATACATTGTAAAAATCACAAGTCAAGAATTACTGTAGAGAACAAGATGGTTGATGTTCGATTGACATATAATAAAGGTCTTGACAAATACTACGGACTACTTGACCTCGCACTCAAGTATGATATCTTCAAGTCGGTGTCTACTCGTATTGAACTACCAGATGGCACGAAACAATATGCAAAGACAATCAACAATGACCCAGAAAAGTTCTTTACTGAAGACATTATGAAACAATTAGATGAGTGTGCAGATAAAGAATTTAGATATGGCGAGTGAAGTTCAAGTATATGATAATTTTTTAAGTAAGGCTGATTTTGATGAGTTGAAAAAAATACTTTTAGGTTTTAATTTTCCTTACTATTTCCATACTTCTAAAGTTTCTGATGGAGATGGATTTCCTCAATTTACACATATCTTTTATGAAAAACATAATATTAACAGTGATTATTGTGATAATCTGAATCCCATATTAGATAAATTAAATCTCGTATCATTGATAAGAATAAAAGTAAATTTACAATTAAAAGATACTGAAGTTAGAGTAACAGGTATGCATCATGATGTTCAAAATCCGATGGAAAACCAGAAGACAGGAATATTTTATATGAATACAAATAATGGTAAAACTGTATTTGAAAATGGAGAAGAGATTGATAGTGTTGAAAACAGAATGATAATCTTTCCAGCATTAAAACAACACGCTGGTACAACTCATACAGACACTATGTATAGATGTCTAATTAACTTTAACTGGTTTTGAGGTAAAATGGAAACATTCATAAAAACATATGAAAATGCAATACCACACGTTCTGTGTGATATGCTGATTGAAAAGTTTGATGCAAACACAGATCAGTGGGAAAATAGAGATAAACGAACTGAGGATAGAGGTAATCTAAAATTCAACGAGGTACATCTTTTCAAATATATGGACACTTGGAAAGAAGAAGTGCAAGCACTCGCAGACTTATTCAAGATATACGTTGATGACTACAAAAACCAATATAGTGAGTTCATGTTCCCACCCAAGTATGGTATCGAACCATTCAAAATGAAGAAGTATGAAGCAAATGGTTTGGACGAGTTTGGTTGGCACGTTGATGTAAACTCAACTGGAAGTATGAATAGATGGTTAGCATTCTTTTGTTATTTGTCTGATAATGATGAGGGATACACAAGTTTTCCATATCAGAAAGTTTCAACAGATTGTAAGAAGGGAACTATTGTAATGTTCCCACCAATGTGGCCATGGCTACATCAAGGTGTGAAACCAGTAAAGAAACCGAAGTATTTTTTAGGAAGTTATTTACATTATGTCGATTAGAGATCAATATGTTTTTATAACAAATAAAAATGAAGAAATGCAATGTATAGGTATTCGAAAGGGAAAATTCGAAGGAGTAGTTTATAAATATGGTAAAGTATCTTTAGGTGAAGAAACTAAAGATGGAAACTTGCCTTTTCGGTTTGAGTATGATATACTAGACAATAATATGATTCCTAGAGAAGAATTTGAAGATGAAAACTTCTTCAATCTTCTTGGTGATATATTAGTAGATATAATTGACAGACAGGAGAACTTAAATATTGGATACACAAACAATAGAGAGAACAACTCTCAGTAATCTAATCTATAACGAAAACTATGCAAGAAAAGTGTTGCCTTTTATCAAGGGTAAATATTTTGAAGTAAGAGAAGAAAGAATAATATTTGAAGAGATATCTAACTTTGTAGATAAATATAAAAAGATTCCCACACAAACATCTCTTGAAATTGAAGTGGGTGAAAGAAAAGATTTATCAGAAATAGAATATAAAAAAGTCGTTGATATAATCAAGACACTAGACCCTGTAGAGGTAGACTTTGATTGGCTCGTGGATCATACGGAGAAGTTTTGTAAGGATAAGGCGATTCACAATGCGATTGTTGATGGTATATCTATTATTGATGGGAGGGATAAGAATAGAACTCCAGACTCTATACCAAGCATTCTTACAGATGCCCTCGCAGTATCTTTTGATAACGCTGTGGGTCATGATTATATTGACGATGCTGATTCTAGATTTGAATTTTATCACAGAGTAGAAGAACGTATTCCGTTTGACTTAGACTTTTTCAATAAGATAACTAAAGGTGGACTACCACCAAAGACTTTGAATATCGCACTTGCTGGTACTGGTGTTGGTAAATCACTGTTCATGTGTCACATGGCTGCGAACTGTATATCTCAAGGTAAAAATGTTTTGTATATCACTCTTGAGATGGCAGAGGAACGTATCGCAGAAAGAATAGATGCGAACTTGATGAACATCTCTATGGAAGATTTACATGACCTACCTAAGAAAATGTTTGATAGTAAGATTGCAAAGATAATTGAAAAGACATCTGGTAAACTGATAGTCAAAGAATATCCAACTGCATCTGCAAATGCAAATCACTTTCGTGGTCTGGTCAAAGAACTCGCAATCAAGAAGTCTTTCAAACCAGATATGATATTCATAGATTATCTAAACATCTGTGCATCATCTAGGTTCAAAGCAGGACTAAACATCAATTCGTATACTCTGGTCAAGTCGATTGCAGAAGAACTGCGTGGTCTTGCAGTAGAAACAAATGTTCCTATCATGTCTGCAACTCAGACTACTAGGTCTGGTTTTGTGTCCAGTGATATTGGTCTTGAGGATACATCTGAGTCGTTTGGTCTGCCTGCAACTGCTGACTTGATGTTTGCGTTGATATCTACTGAAGAACTAGAAGACTTAGGACAGATCGCAGTCAAACAGTTGAAGAACAGATACAATGACCCAACGATACACAAACGATTTGTTCTGAACATTGATCGTGCAAAAATGCGATTAAGTGATGCGGCCAGTGAAGAACAGACACTAGTTGATGATGGACAAGACGATACACCAGTGTTTGATAAAACATCTTTTGGTAAAAGAAACCTTGACTTTTCTAAGTTAAAAGTATAATAAATAATAGGAAACTATATTTAAATGGGAAAGTGTCATGTCAATAAGAGATCACATTCGTATCTTAAAACCATTACCTATAAAAGAATCTGTTGTAACAAAGATACGAAGTTTAACAGAAGCATATGATATATTCCCAAAGTCTGAGGGTGAGATAGACACCTTAGATATTCCACACAACAAAGACAATCTAAAAGCACTACTAAAAGACGTACTATCGAAATCTGATGGTATGGCTGACCCAATCGCAATATCAAAAAATCCTAAAGAAAAGGTTGTTAAGATACACAGACTTGTCGCAGATAATCTTAACTTACCAGCGTTATCAAAGAGGTATGGTATCAAAGTATCTGCTGGTAATGGTTCAAGAGGTGGGACTGGTACAAAGAGTCAAGGATTTGGATTTGAGGGTCAAGTAACAAAAGATATAGAAACATATATCGCAGAGGGTGTTGATTCTCCAAACTTTACATATCCAGAGTTTATAAAAGAACTTCACGATACTGTGCTATCAAAACACTCAGACATACAAGTAAAACTAGAGGGTGGTGCGAATACTCGTAGACCACTTGTGTTCACAGATATAGGTGCGATAATTAAAGGTAGAGGATTACAGATAGGTAACCTAATAACAGACGTTACTGTCTATGGTGATGGTAAACCTTACTTTCTTTCACTGAAGTTTGGTGGCACAGTTACCTTCTTCAATGCTGGTGTTGCAACTATCTTTACAGAGGAACAATTCAAATCTGGTAAATTTAAAGACAAAAGAGCCAAACAACTTTTAGGTATGTTTGGTATAGACGAGAAAAAATTTATTGACATTTTTGAAAAGTATGATAGAAAGACTGCAAGACAGATAGTTCCAAAGATAGAGGAGGACGTAACGAGAAAAGTTAACATGAGGTCACTATTGCAACTACTAGTCACAGGTATAGGTTATGGATATTACATGGTTCATAAGAAAGGTAAGAAAGTAGAGTATTATGAGATGACCAGAAGAAGAATGATGGACTCTGCAAAAGTAAGAAGTGTGAAAGTCTTATATCCAAAACCTGGCTCTGCAAAAAGAATAGACATAGAGGTCATCACTAAACTTTACATATTCAAGATAAACATAAGAAACAAACAGGGTGGATTATACCCATCACATATTATGTGTGATTACAAACCAAATCCAGATGCAAAATGAAAACATTTTTAGAACTACAGGAAGATCACGCTGGTAAGAACCTACACCTAGAACATCTAGAGGATGAGATAATCAACAATGGTGTTGCTGGTGGTAGGGCCGCTATCAACTTTTTACAATCACTTAGAGATATGTTATCTGGTTCTGCACGTTCATCAGTAAACATGACAGTCAAGTGGGATGGTGCGCCTGCGATATTCGCTGGTATCGACCCAAGTGATGGTAAGTTTTTTGTTGCAAAGAAATCAGTATTCAACGTCAACCCTAAACTATACAAGACTAGTGCAGAGATAGATGAAGACTTATCTGGAGATCTAAATGCAAAATTCAAAGTCGCACTCACAGAGTTCTCAAAACTTAGAATCAAAGGAGTCATACAAGGTGACCTCATGTACACAGATGACCTTTCGAAAGAAACTATTGAGGGGGTATCATATTACACTTTCCAGCCTAATACTATTGTTTACGCTGTTCCTGTTGATAGTGATCTTGGTAGGATCATGAATAAGTCTAAAGTAGGAGTGGTGTGGCATACTACTTACACAGGTAGTTCACTACCAGAGATGAAAGCGTCATTTGGTGTAGATATATCTAAGTTATCTAAACCATCTACTGTGTGGATGGACGATGCGACTTATAAAGATGTATCTGGTCGTGCAACCTTTACTCAAAAAGAAACAGACGCAGTGACGAAGATACTATCACAGACAGGTAGAACATTCCAAAAAATAAATGCACCCCTGTTAAGACAGTTTCTAAATTTACAGAATAGTATGACAGGTGTGTTATCTGGTGCATCACTCAAGACATATAATAACTCAAAGGTTCGTGCTGGTGAGATAATCAAGAACCCAAAGAAACACGCATCTGGTTATGTAGATTGGGTGCAGATGTCAATACAGAAACAGATAGACAAAGTAAAAAGTGATAAGGGTAAAGAGAAGTATACAAATATGCAGAAAGAATATGTGAGAGATTTCAAGAAACACGTTAATAATCTTACACAAGTTATCACATTCCAGAATCTACTGGTAGATGCAAAGATGCAGATAGTAAAAAAACTAAATAGTGTTAAGGGTCTTACTGATACGTTCATTAGGACACCAAATGGATATAAAGTAACGAACCCAGAGGGGTACGTTGCGATTGATAGAGTTGGTGGTACAGCGGTCAAACTTGTAGACCGAATGGAGTTTTCGTTTAACAACTTTACTGCAATAAAGGCATGGGATAAATGAAAAAGTTAAATGAACTCATGATAGAGAACCAAGAGTTCCAAGATAAAGAGTTAGAAGATCTTCTAGATCTCCGTAACGAAATACTGGAGATTACTGAGGAGTTCGAAAAACTTTACACCACCTATGATGTCATAGATGAAGGACTTATCAAAAGACTCAATCTCCAAAAACTTTTCCAAAGGTCAAAGAAGGCTGCGATAAGAATGAAGAGATTGATGGCAAACCCAGCACATAAACAAAAGATTGCAAGATCAAAGAAACGCATGAAGTCTACTGCACAACTCTTGGTCAAGGCAACAAAAGCTGCAAGAAATAAAATAAAAGATAAGTTCTTTCCACAATGGAGAGAAGCAGGTAGGCAGGCACTCGCAAAAATCAATCAGTTAGTGACAGTCAAACATGGTGCAAAGATTGCTAAGATGGCAAAAAGAGATCTACCAAAAGTAAAAGTCAAAGCAAGACAAGATGCGAAAAGGGCGAGGGAACTAGGAGCAAATCCAAATGCGTAGATTTCTTGAACTCATAGAACAAAAAGAGAATGTGGTATTTACATTTGGTAGGTTCAATCCACCTACAACTGGTCACGAAAAATTGATACAGAAAGTTGCATCTGTTGCTGGTAACAGTCCGTTTCGTATATATCCATCATATTCACAAAACCAAAAGAAAGACCCACTACCATTTACACTCAAGATTGCATATATGAGAAAGATGTATCCAAAGTATGCAAGAAACATAATTGCAGACAAAGATGCAAGAACAGCAATCAACATCGCAACTAAACTGTATGATGAAGGTTTTAAGAATGTGACTATGGTGGTCGGTTCTGATAGAGTAAGAGAGTTCTCATCTCTACTTAATAACTATAATGGTGTCGAAGGTAAACGACATGGTTTCTATAAGTTTGATAACATCAATGTGGTATCTGCTGGAGAACGTGACCCAGATGCAGAGGGTGTCACTGGTATGTCTGCATCTAAGATGCGACAAGCGGCTTCTGATAGTGACTTTGAATCATTTAGTCAAGGACTACCATCTGGTTTCAAAGATGGTAAGAAACTCTATCTTGATGTAAGAAAACACATGGGTATTCGTGAAGAACGAGATATGGGTGAGATGACTGACTTTGAGTCACTTAGAGATATGTATCTTACAGGAAAAATTTGGAATATCGGTGATCTAGTAGAAGCAAATGGTATCGAAGGTAGAGTAATCAGAAAAGGTACAAACTATCTTGCATATAATGATAGTCAAGGTAAAGTACATAAGGTATGGTTGCATGAGATAAACCTAAATGAAATACAAAAAGGATTACGAAGAGTAAAACAAGACCCAGACATTAAAGGTGATAAAGGAACAGAACCAGCAAAGTATTACAAGGGTGTCAAGAAAAGTGTAAAACCAAAACGTGATGACCACTTTGAAAGAGGTGCAAAGATGGACGATGACAATCCAGCCGCATACACACCAGCGCCTGGAGATAAGGACAAGTCTGGTAAACTCAAAAAGACAAAACCATCTAAACATACACTCAAGTTCAAAAAGATGTTTGGTGATGATGTGAATGAGATGATGCCTGCGTTAGCAAGACTTGCAACGATTAAACCATCCACATATGCTGGTGCAGCTGCAGCTGTTGGACAAGCAGTTTCTAAAATGAAACCTAAAACAACTTCATCTAAATCAAGAAAATTGTCCAGAGAAGAAAATGAGATAGACGAGAGAGCACTTACAAAGTCACAACAAGACAGATTAGATGACTTGGAAGCATTCTTAGGTCATTTACAAAGACTTAGAACTCCTCGCAAAGCAGAGATAGAAGCGACTAAGAAAAAGATTGCAAAACTCAAATCTGAGTTTGACCCAGATGACCTAGATGAGTCATGGAGTATTGATGAGATGACAGGTATAAATGTTCCAGAACTCATCAAGACAACAATATTCAGATTGACACATCCAAAAGGTTATAGGGATATAATACAGAAATATGCTGAGAGGGTGAAACAAACGACTGGACAACCTAGTAATGGTGCAATACTATCAGATATTGCAAGACAATTTGGTTTTGATAGAGTTAAACCAGTGCAAATGTATATTAATAAACTAGTTAAGAAAGGTAGGTTGCCACAAGAACTTGCAGCCGAGTACGAGGTAAATGACATGGAAGAAGATTTTCAATTAGACGAGAAGATTGCTGGATTAGTTAAAAAGTCTGAAAAGTCTAAAGTACCATATGGTATTCTCAAAAAGGTTTACAATCGTGGAATGGCCGCATGGAGAACAGGACACAGACCAGGCACTACACCACAACAATGGGCGTTTGCAAGAGTCAACTCATTCTTAACAGGAGGAGGTGCAAGAAAGGCAGATGCAGATCTATGGTCAAAGGCAAGTGCTGCGAAGAAGGCGAAGAAAGAAGAAATAGAATTTGATGAAAAATATGATAGTGACAAGTTTTTTGGTGGGAAAGGAACACCAGAACAGAGAACACAACTTCTTAAACTTCAAAACAAAGCATTGAGAGCTCTTGGTGGTTCACCCAAACAAAAAGAAATTAAAAAAGAAATAGATGCATTACGAAAAAAAATGGGAATGAAAGTTAGTGAAACCATAGAGGACGAACTAGGTGAAAGAACTATCAAGAGTAGAATGGGTAGGATTGCACACAAGGTTTCTAAAAAGGGTAAGAAGACAATCATCACAGTCGATAAGAATGATGAATTAGATGCACAGAAAGCGATGAAGAATGACCCAGATTATATCTCTGGTAAGTTAAGAGTTGTTCCAGTAGGAGAAGAACTACAAGCATGGTATGAGTCAGTTGATACCAGAATGCAATACCAGTTAGATCATGGTGACGATTGGTGGTGGAAGATGAACGAAGTGCATGATAAGATGTTAGAGAAACTTGGTCTTGATGAAGGTTGTTCAATAGATGGTGATGAAACACCTAAAGTTAGAATGACAATGAAAGAGTTTGCACTCAGAAATGCATGGGGTGAGATAGATGAAGCCGCTGAGTACGATGGAAGACCAGTTAAACTAAATAATCCTACAAGAGGCGATGTAAAGAAATACAAAGTTTATGTAAGAAATGACAAAGGTAATGTGGTCAAAGTTGAGTTTGGTGACCCCAACATGGAAATCAAACGAGATGACCCAGCAAGAAGAAAGTCTTTTCGTGCAAGACACAACTGCGATAATCCAGGCCCTAAGTATAAAGCAAGGTTCTGGTCGTGTAAGTTTTGGGAGAAAGGTAAGTCTGTAACGGACTTGATGAAAGGTTAGACATGGGACAGAAGTATACAAGTATAAGTGATCTATACAAACAAGTAAAGTTGAATGAGCAAGAAATCATAGAGAGAAAACTCACTCCACAGGAACTTGAAGATAGAGAGAAGATTGCAAAGAAGTTGCCCATGGCAGACTTTAAGAAAAGATATGGTAAAGATGCGATGGCAGTTAAGATGGCGACTGCAACAAATATAGTGAAAAAGAAATCAAGAGAAGAAGAAACTGAACTTGATGAGAATATACCTAAGAGCACTGTGTATGCATTAGTCAAAGATGGTAAGGTTATCGCAAAAGGTTCTAAACGTGACATGACAAGTAAGATGAAAAAAGAGGGTGGTAAGATTTTTAACGCACCAAGTAAAAAAGTTGGTGATACAATAAAAGAAAGTTTAGAAGAGAAGTTCACCAAGAAGGACTTTGCAAAGAATGAAGATGAAAATCAACACACAAAGAATGCCATCCAACTTGTAAAAATGTTTGGTACATCTGCTGAAGATATAAAAGTAAATGCCATCGCAGCCAGACATAACATGAAAGGTTCTATTAGTAGAAAAGATCAACAAGATAGAGATGCATTAATTAAGAAATATTATCCAAAATTAAAAGAAGAAGTTGAAATAAACGAGGATGGTCATCAAGACGTTGCATCTGCAATACGTCAGTGTAAAACTATCACAGAAGATGCAATGCAGATACTACAAAAATTACAGACTATGAGTCCAGAGGATGCACTACCAACTTGGTGGACAAATAAACTTGCAGTTGCATCAAACAGTATGAATAAGATGAGAGATTATCTTTTAGTTCCATCTGTATCAGAGGCAGCTGGTGACCTCAATGATATGAAGAAGTTAGTTGGTGAGTTACAGAACGCATCAAAGATGCACCTTGCACAATCTAAAAGAGTCAAAGCTCATGTTGATATGATGAAAGGTTCAAAAGATTTAGAACCAATAGTGGGTGAGTTAGAAAAAGCATCACAAGCACACCTAAGACAATCTAAAACTATTGCAAAACATATGGAGGGAATGAGTGAGTCACTTGACGAAGCAATGAAATATAACTTCATGGTTCTTGACAGAGATGGTAGAGTCATGGGTATGACAAGTGGTGAGAAAGATGCACAGAGACAAGCGAAAGGTGATAATATTAGAGGTCAAACTGGTAGAGTGGTAAAACTTAGAAAACCTATGGCACAGACAAGAGGTGATAGACTGATTGGTATGTTACCAGCAGACAATCTTGGAGAGGGAACTTTGAACGAACAACCAGAACACGAAATCACAGTGGGTAACTACACCACCAAACATTTCTATATGTGTGGTGCTGGACAGAAAACTATGAAGAAACACGCAGACAAAGAGGGTGCAGAAGAACTCACTCGTATGCAAGATATGTTCTACAAGATGGAAAAGGATGCGATGGATGCTGGTGGTGCAAACGAAGAACAAAAGAAGAAGTCGCAGATACTTTACGATAAAATCATGGCGAAAGCAAAAGAGGTTGGTATCGCAGATGAAGTTGACAAGTACATGAAGTTGCACTTAACATCAATGACTAAAAATGACCCTAAACTTGGGTTTGGTAGAACAGACGTAAAAGAGAGTTATCAAGACATGATTGCAAGAATTATGAGTCAAAGGAGTATGAGATGACCAAATATCTAGAAACAAAAACAAATAGTATCGAAGAAGCGATATCATCGGTTGTCAAAGGTGAGGGGTTTGCCTCAGACGCACAAAGACGGGCTGCATTCGCACAGGGTTACAAAGCAAAAGGTAAAAAAGATAAGAACGAAGAAATTGATGAAGGTGCTGGTAAGTATTCAAAAATGAATTTAGACAAAGCAAAAAAACTTATGGGGCCATCTAAGAATAGGGAACAAGGAGTTAAGATGGTGATGAAGGGTTTGGGAACAACTTATAAACACGCAAATC